TATGACCCGAAGAATGTAAAGTTTAGGTCACCAGAAAAAGAATGGGACATTATGGTAAATCGGTTAACTACTGAATATCCTATGTATGTACAGACTGAAATTCTAGCATTGATTAAAACTTTAGTGCCGATTGATTTTAATATAACTGTTATGGGTATTACTTTTGATATAGTAGAGGTGTTTGAAGATCCATCATCTATAAAAGAATCTATAAAAGAAGAAGCAGATAGACTATATGAAATGTTACCAGATGCATATAAGAACTATGAAAAGTTTGAAACAAAAGAATTAAAAGCCGATGCAGTGTGGAACTATATTAGAACAGAAATGAAAAAGCAAATGAATCTGTTAATGCATGGTGGTTTCGGTGCACTTATAAGCAAATTTGATACAATATGGAGCGCATTAGGATTACCCTCATTACCGACACTAGAAGAAATTGATATAGAAGCATTAGTAAGAGATAAGACTGCAGCAGAACTTAAAGCAGTATCAGTCTTTGGGTTTACTTTAGAAGATTTATTAGGGGGTGAAATAACTAATAATCTACAGATAGATGACTACGATAAAGAAAGATTAAAAGAAAAAGCAAGACAGTTTGCTGAAGAATGGCAAACATACTTACTAAAAGAATGGATGCAGACTGTAACTAAATTCTTTTCAGCTATAGGACTAGGTGCATTAACAGAATGGACTTCATTTAATTTTTGTCAATTCTTAACACTGATAGGGTTTAACCCAATAACAATAACTCTACCAACGTCTGTATCTACCGTAGCTGCTAGTGCCGGAGTAACTTTACCAACACTAGAGGTAGTAAGTAACGATACTTCTGGTTTATATGAATTTACTACAGTATTAAATCAGAATAATATATTTACACCAGCAAGAGATTTTCCAGTTACTGGTGCACCAACTGTAATTTTGGATAATGTTTTACTTACAGAGACCGATGACTATGAATGGGCAGGTGTTGGTTTATCATTAATTGCTCAACCTTTACCTAGTAAGAAATTACTAATCATACAATAAAAGGGTATAAATACTAATATGGCAAGTTCACCTACAATACTATCCGATAGAAGTATATCGGGAGATTTAAAGAAAGCGAGGATCACCTCCCGAGTAAAGGGCTGGAGAGACTTAGACCTGTCTTTAACATTACATCCAATTAGAAAGGATATAATTCCGTTAAAAGATGATAACGCTATTAAGAATTCGGTAAAGAATTTGTTGCTTAGTAATTTTTATGAAAGACCTTTTAGTAGGGATATAGGTGCAAATTTAAGAGCACTACTATTTGAACCAGCCGATGCTATTACAAATATTGCGCTGAGAGAAAACATAGCATCAGTTATAGGAAAATATGAGCAAAGAGTAACACTACTAGGCATTGAAATAAAATACCAAGAAGACTCGAATGCATACAACATTACAGTAATATTTAAAATAAAAGAATTCGATACCAATGAATCGGTCGAAATCGTATTAAGAAGGTTGAGGTAACCCATGGCGAGTAACTTAAATGTAACAGAATTAGATTTTGACCAGATAAAACAGAATCTTAAAAATTATTTAAAAACCCAATCTGAGTTTAATGATTATAACTTTGAAGGGTCTGGTCTTAGTACTCTACTTGATGTATTGGCTTATAATACACACTATAATGCAATGGCAGCTCACTTCTCATTGAATGAAGCATTCTTGGACTCAGCACAGATTCGTGGTAACGTAGTCACAAGAGCTAAACTTCTGGGATACGTCCCTCGGTCTGTTCTCTCACCTAGAGCATCAGTTAATATTGTTATTGATGTTACTAGTGAAGTGGGAACTAAGCCTAATAACTTAACTATGCCCCGTGGCACTAAGTTGAGTACTACAGTAGCACAACAACAATTTCAGTTCGTTACATTACAAACTCAAACTGCTCCTCTAGTAACCAGTAGTGGTACATCTACATACACCTTTACTGCGGCAGCTATTGCCCAAGGTTATTATAAGACACTTAAATATAGAGTAGACAATGATATTGAGAATCAGAAATTCCAACTGTCGGACTCTGATGCAGATACAAGTACATTAAGAGTACGAGTGCAAGAGAACGAAGAGTCTACAGCATTCGATATTTATACAAGGTTTGAAACACTATTGAATGTTGATGCTAAGTCTAAAGTATTCTATCTACAAGAAAATGCTAGTAACTATTATGAAATTTATTTCGGTGATGGTGTTACTGGTAGAAAACCAACGAACAATAATATTATTACTCTCGACTATGTTTTCACCGAGGGAGATGAATCTAACGGCGCTAACGTGTTTACTCTGTCTGATTCTATCGGTGGGTTTGGTAGTTCGGTAGTAACTACGGTATCGGTAGCTGCAGGTGGTGCAGACCAAGAAACTTCTGAATCAATACGATTCAACGCACCTCTGACATTTACATCTCAGAATAGAGCTGTTACATCAGATGATTATAGGTCGATCATACAAAGAGAATTTACAAATATTGCCTCTATCTCTTGTTGGGGTGGTGAAGACCAAGATCCGCCAGATTATGGTGCTGCATATATCTCTATTAAACCTATTGTTGCAGAGACATTATCTCAAGCAGAAAAGGATGAGATTACGGGTACTATTCTTAAAGGTAAGAGCGTAGTTTCTATTACACCATATATTGTAGATCCTAATTATACTTACTTAGAACTAGATGTGTTCTTTAAGTATAACCCTAACCTTACCGATAGAACATCAGTAGAATTAACTTCTGTTGTGCGTGATACTATTTCTGATTATAACTTTAACCAGTTGAATAAGTTTGATGGTGTGTTTAGGCATTCACAAATTACAACACTCATTGATGCATCAGATCCATCTATTCAAAACTCTACAGTAAGACCGTATATGTTTATGACAATTACGCCGTCCATTGTAGAGAATACTAATAACCATGAATTGAAATTTACATCGCCGTTTTATAAGTCGGGAGCATCTACTGATTTTATTCTTACATCAACAGCGTTTAAGTTGGCGTATTCAGGAACTATTGACCATTACTTCGGAGATATACCCCTTGCAAATTCGGTGAATAGACAAGTAATTATTTACAAGATTGTAGATGGTGCTAATGTAACCGTTATAAATGATGCTGGATTATTAGATCCAGATAAGGGTACTATTACACTTAATAGTTTTACAACATATAGTGCTGCTAATATTCGTGTTACAGTTACCCCAGATTCATTAGACTTGGCTCCTAAAAGAGACCAGTTAATTGCTATTGATCCGTTAAGAGTTAATATTACTCCGAGTGTTGATACTATATCTGTATCCGGCTCTACAGGAACTATTAATTACTCTACTCCATCGAGATTAAGATAATGGCCCAATATGGAAACGACATCGCCTCACCCGGATACATTGAGTCTACTGCGTCATCTACTAGAAAGAGTAAAGAAAAACTCAGAATAGACTCATTGATACCTTCAGAAATTTTAGAAAATTCTGCGGGCATGAAACAACTACTGGAAGCATACTACACATTTATGAACTTAGATGAGTTTATTTATGCAGAGAATGAAAACTTCCAAGATGTTGTACTAGACGGTAAAGCAGTATTTAGAATATCAGATCCTAAGAATGAAAATGATGCCTTCTTTACAGATGAGCAGGGTGCAGATTCTACAATGACTGTGACAAATGCCGCAGGTACTGTTACTACTATATCACTAAACGATGTAAATGTCAACATATCTAATGGTAATGAACTACCAGGTTCTCTTGCATTAGAAACATCAGAGATTGGTAAGACCTTTCAGGTTCTTGGCCTAGCTGCACATAACGCTTCTACTGCAAAATTAAATACTCCTATTAAACATTGGGTCGGCCCAGGTCCTTCTCATGTACTTAATAACATTGAACGGGCAATGGATATTGATAATAATTCAGCTCAATTCTTGGAGTTAATGCAGAAAGAAATTGCATCAGTAATACCAAGAAACATTACCGTTAACAAAAGAAACCTGTATAAGAATATTGTTGACTACTATAAAATTCGTGGTTCAGCAGATTCTATTGAAGTGTTCTTTAGACTACTATTCGATGATGAAGTGGAAGTACAGTATCCATGGGATAAAACTTTAATTCCATCTTCAGGTAATTGGGACGTTAATGCTGCACTGCCTAGAGGTGGTCAGTATCTGGACAATAAAGGTCAACTATCTAATGTTATTAAGATACAAGATTCTTTAAGGTATCAGAAATTCTCATATCTTATTAGAACAGGCCAGAATGTATCCACTTGGGAAAATGTATTTAATAGATTAGTACACCCTGCTGGATTTAAATTCTTTGGTGAAATTCTTATTATTATAGAATTAAGTAAGGCTATTCTTGGTGAAGATGTAACCGAAGGCGATACTTTATTCCGTAAAGTATTATCTGCTATGCCAGAAAGGCAGCCAGGTGCAATTGGTATTGAAGATTTACCATTGCTAGTAGAAGCCTTTGCTTCAGTATTTTTACCTTCAATACAATCTAAAATACACAGAAGTGGTACAATTAGTGTTCCTATTTCTAAAATTACTAATGGTATTGTAACATCGGTATCTGTTATCCAAGGTGGTAGTGGTTACCTAACTGCACCGACTATAACTTCTTCTGATACTGGAACACCTTCAGGATTTACTGCAGGTACATTTGTCCCAACTGTAGCAGCAGGTGCTGTGACTGGTATTAGTATTACTAGTGGTGGTAAAGATTATAATACACCTGCTATGGTAGCCGCGGCACCAGCAGCTATAGTATTTGATGGAAGTGATGATGAGGTTGCTGGAACTGGTATTGTTAACATAACAGATAATACTATTAAGTTGACTTCTGCACAAGCTGCAGCATTACCTGTAAATTCTCAAGTAGTTTATAGTTCAGGTGGTGGTACTTCAATAAGCGGCTTGACAAGTGGTGGAACAGTATTTATAAAAACAAATACTTCCAATGAGGTTACACTATCCGCTACTCAAGGCGGTGCTGTTATAAACATCGCAGGTGTTGGTTCGGGAACTTCTCACTCATTTACAGGCCAGACTGCAACGTTTACCCCAGCGAAGACTGATGGAATCATTACTGGACTTGAAATAAGTGATCCAGGTTTTGGTTATTCATCTGCTCCAGCAATAACATTTAATGGTGTTGCTATCTCAGGTCAAACGATAGGGACACCTAATATTTCAATAGGCATCGATGCCCAGGGAAGATTGGATGTAGATAATATTACTATTACTAGTGGTGGTAGTAATTTTGCACAAGTGTTCGGATTCGTAGCCGCTAATTCTAATTCAGGATCTTTGGCAGCTATTGATATTGCAGGTGCCGCTGATAAAAATTATGCTAGTGTACCTACTATTGTAATAGCAGAACCTACTGCTAAAGATGCAGCTGGTGTTCTTCTTAGTTCTAATGTACAAGCTGTAGCAACATTCACATTAAATAGTGACAAAGAAATTAATGGTTATAATATTACTACTGCGGGTTCTGGTTACACAAGGAATCCTAATGTACGAATTGACTCTAACGCTAATAACGAAATTAGGGCAAAGAATATTGAACCAATTCTTATTCTTCTACTTAATCACTTATCGGATAGGTCTAAGACCCAACCACAAAATAACTACTTTAATCGAAAGGGTAATACTTACCTAAACAGTGCTAAACGCTATGGATATAATGAAACTTTGAAAACATTAAGTAGTGTTCAGATAAATAGTACTGATACAACCATTATAAATAATAGTAATGTGAATTCTTTTATTCATACTAATTAATAGGAAACAACAAAATGACTGCTATAGTAACATCAAATTTTAGGGTAATAAACGCCGAGAATTTTAAAGAAGATGTAGCTGATGCCGCAACTAGTGTATATGTAGGAATCGGAAAAGCTGATGTATGGTCTTTAACCACATCAGATACAACTGATACCACACCCTTTACTCCAGTTGATGCGTTAGACGCATTAGGGGAGGCCTCTCAGAATATGATAGGTATGAAATTAATCGGAACTGCAGATGTGTCTCATGTCATTCCAAGATATACTTGGGCGTCAGATGTGAGTTATCACGCTTGGGATTCAGATGATGGTTCTATCTTCGATAAGAAATTCTATATTTTAACATCAGAATTTAAGTGTTATAAGTGTATTAAAGCAGGTGGTTCGGTATCTACTATTCAACCGACACAAACACTTACTGCTCCAACTACTGAATCTGATGGATACATTTGGAAGTATATGTTTACAATTTCAGTTGCTGATGCAGAGAAATTCTTAACTACTTCATATATGCCAGTCAAGACTGTTTCCCTTGCCTATGCTACTGATGCTCTTGCCGAGGCTGCACTTTCTGAAGCCGACTATGCACAATATCTTAACCAAAAGGCCTCATTATCTTCGGCTACTGCTGCAGGTATTGAGAGAGCAGAAGTCACTGCGGCTGGTAGTTATTCAACTACTCCAACAGTAGTTATTACCGGAGACGGTACTGGTGCTACTGCTACAGCAGTTAGGTCTGGTACTTCTATTACCGGTATTACAATTACCAATAAGGGTACTAACTACACTGTTGCTGATATTACTTTCAGTGCAGGTGATGCAGCTGCTAGAGCTGTTATTGCTCCAGAAACTGGACACGGAGTGCAACCAATTAAAGAACTTGGTGCATTCTTCATAGGATTAAATAGTCAACTTACCGGTAACGAAGGTGGTGATCTTACAGTAGGTAATGATTTCAGACAGGTTACTATTGTTAGAAATCCTAAAGTCTATGGCCCAGGCGCTATCGCAACTGCAGCTAGTCTTAAAGCTCTAAAGGCATTAGACTTTGCAGCGGCTACTACAAGTTACTTAGTGGATGAATTAATCGTCGGTGGAACATCTGGCGCTCAGGCATATGTTGTTGAGAATGACACTGCTACTGGTAAAATTTATTATCATCAAAATTCTAAGACTGGTTATAAATTATTCCAAAATAGTGAGGCTGTTGTAGGTCAAACTAGTTCAACTAGTGTTGCATTGAAGGGAGCTTCTGCACTATTATCTCCAGAAGTACATCCAGGTACAGGGGATATTATGTTCTTAGAAAATAGAAACCCTATTAATAGAACCGCTACACAGATCGAAGACATTAAAGTTATCATTGAATTCTAATATACATAGTATATTAAATAAAAGAGAAAGGAACCTATGAGCACAACTACAATCCACAGACCCGAGCTTACTGGCGTCACGCCATATTACGATGATTTTGATGAGACAAAGAATTATCATAGAATTCTGTACAGGCCGGGCTATGCAGTACAGGCCCGTGAGCTTACTCAGATGCAGACAACTTTTCAGGCACAGCTTGATAGGTTTGGCCAGTATGCCTTTAAACATGGTTCGAGGGTAGTTGGTGGTAAAGTTACCGTAAATGTTGAATACGATTTTATTAAAATTGATTCTTCTTTTGTGCATAGCACACAAGGTACTTTAAATAGTGATGGTTATCTTTCATCGTTTGTCGGAACTACTATTACTGGTAGTAATAACTCTGGTACTAATATTACGGCTAAGGTTCTTGCTGTAGTTGCTTCAACTGGTGCTGCTGATCAGCCCAATACGCTATATATTAAATATAATACTACTGCTGGTGCTAATAGAAATGTAACTGCCTTTGCGGCAGGAGAAGAATTTTCCTCAAGTGGTGCTACTACTTATTACGGTCAAGTTCAATCTTCAGGAACTCCTACAGGTCTTGGTTCTAGTGCAAATATTGAAGAGGGTGTTTACTTTATATCTGGTACATTTATTTACGTTCCAGCTGCGACACTTATCTTAGACAAATATACAAATACTCCATCATACGTTGTTGGTCTTCTTGTTAACGAAGCTATCGTTGATACAGATACAGATAATAGTCTTAAAGATAATGCACAGGGAACTCCAAACGAGGCAGCGCCTGGTGCAACAAGATATAAAATATCAACTACTCTAATCAAAGAATCACTAACAGATCTTAACAGCACTAATGCAAACTATGTGACTCTATTAAGAATTGTAAATGGTGTTACTACAACCGATACTACGGATATATCTGTTAGTGCAACTACTGAATTATCCAAGAGACTTGCTAGAAGAACATATGAAGAATCTGGTAACTACTCAGTTAAACCATTCCAGTTAGACATTAGAGAACATTTAGACGATGGTACTAATAACGGATATGTTGCCTCTGGAGCCGGAGGCGTTGAGACTAAACTTGCTATTGGTGTTGAACCCGGCGTAGCTTATGTTCAAGGTTTTAGAAATGAAAACATTGCTACTAATTACATCATAATTGATAAGCCTCGATCGGCTTCAGATTCAATTAATACTGATGCTAATGCTAATGTCGCAACTCCTGTAGGTAACTATATCAGATTAACTGTCGGTAGTATTAAAGGTGCACCTGATTTATCTAACTTCGCTACTATTAATCTGTATGCTGCTGATGACCAAAGTGGGTCAGTAGTAGGTACTGCTCGAGCAAGAGCTATGGAAAAGATTGGTACCGAAATACGATTACACCTATTTGACATTACTATGACTACAGGTAATTTCTCTTCGGTACAAAGTTTGCAACAGAACGCGGCCAATGGTATTCACTTTATAGCAAACGTTGCAGATAGTACCGGCCTCAGATTTGACCTTGGTAATAATGGGTTGGTATTTAAACTCCCATATCGTGCTGTTAAGTCACTGTTTAATAGTGGAAGTAGCACTACAGAATACACAGTCAAGAAAGATTTTTCGGCAATAGTTACTTCTAATCAGTGTTCAATCAGTGTTCCTTCTGGCCAAGGCCACTTTACAAATGTCAATACTGCAACTATGATTTCTGCGGGTACAGTAGTAATTAATAGTAATGCATATTCCACAATAGTGGGTGCTCCAAGTGATGGAGTTACAACATTAACCTTTAATATCACAGCTGCCAATAACACTAAAGTAAGAATTCTTGCAGATGTAGAAGTAGATGGCGGAGATAAAACACAGAAAGAAAAATTAAGACAGAACAATACAAGTGTGACTTCAGCGGCCAGTGCCGATGGTACATACTCACTAGGTAAAGCAGATGTTATTAGAATTGTATCTGTAGTAGATGCAACATCAACTAATGTAACAGAAAGATTCACGCTTGATAACGGACAAAGAGACAACTTCTACGATATAGGTAAAATTGCTAGAACCCCTGGGTCTTCTCCGGTTACGGGTTCTCTTACTATCGTGTTTGATTATTATACACACGGTGCTGGTGATTACTTCTCTGTCGATTCATATCCAACTGCTGACTATAACACTATACCATTATTTAGCTCTGCTCAAGGTGCAGTTGAATTAAGAGATTGTATAGACTTTAGACCTAGAAAAGATGACTCAGGGGCAAACTTTACATCTTCAGGAGCTTCTCTAAGTAGTTCACCAGATCCTTCACATGCGATGAATATGTTTGTTAGCTATCACATGGCTAGAATTGATAAATTGTTCATAACCAAAGAAGGTGAGATGAAAGTCGCGAAGGGTGTACCATCTGAAAATCCTAAAGCACCTTTAACTCCAGAAGATTCTATGGGTCTATATGACCTAAGATTAAAGCCATATGTCTTTGGTGTACAAGATGTTGTTCCTAAACTTATTGACAATAAAAGATATTCTATGTCGGATATCGGAAAGATTGATAAGAGAGTTAAGAATTTAGAATACTATACTGCTCTTTCATTACTAGAACAACAAGCTGCTAACACTCAACTGTTTGATACTAATAACTTTAGTAGAACAAAGAATGGTTTTGTAGTAGACGGATTTAGAGGACACAACGTAGGTAATAGTGGAAGTCCAGATTATCAAAATTCAATAGACAAGACTCCTGGTACACTAAGATCCAAATATAATAGTACTTCGGTGAACTTGATACGTAAAGCTTCAGACTCCGGTACTGTAGTTAAACACAGTTCAGTAATGGTACTACCACATACTTCGGTTGTGCACACAAGTCAACCATTTGCATCTATTGCAGTTAATGTAAATCCATATAACGTGTTTAATTGGACTGGCGATGTTGTATTGTCTCCCGATAAAGATGAATGGAAAGAGACTGATGTAAGACCTGACGTTGTTGTAAATGATGAAGGTGCTTACGACCAATTCCTTGCCATGGCAGATGAAAGTGGTATTCTAGGAACCGTATGGAATGAGTGGGAAACAAACTGGACTGGAACCGATGTTGATGTTACTACTACCGGTGGTCTGGGTGGTATGCAAGACTTATGGATAGGCGGAGAAGGTGGATTTACTGGTGGCAGACAACTGGGATTACGAGGCTTTGGCTTCCAAGCTGCTACTACAACTACAACTGCTACAACCGTTACAGAAAATCAGTCAAGAGTAGGATTAACTACTACTGTTGGTTCAGACATTGTTTTAAAAGACCTAGGTGCTAAAGTAGTAGAAGTGAACTTTGTTCCATTTATGAGATCAAGAAAGGTTTACTTTAAAGCTTCATTACTAAAACCTAATACTAAAGTATATCCATTCTTTAATAATACTAGTG